GACAGCGGACACAACAGCGTAACAGCGTCAGAATAAGAACGGCTCGCGGCGTTAATCAAATAGTTTGGTATACCGGCGCATTGCGAGTTAACTGGGCCGTTGTATGAGTCCGACGCAGAAAACCCAGTCGAAAGCGCTGGCACGCTAAAAGATAGTTGATCAAGACTTAGTGTCGTATAGCCTAAAGAACAGTTTACACGCGATCCGACAGTAACTTGAATGACAATGCCACCAGAACTTACACGGTATGTGCACGTTCCAATTTTGCTTAAGGTGTAAGTGCCGTTTATAGAGCTTGCTTGCTCCGGCGTAAGCCTTGTGCATTGCTGTGTCGCGGCAATGAAATTACCTGTGGCAGCGCCGTAAATCGGCCCTGGCAAAGTAAACTTAAGCGTTGCGGACAACGTGTTCGGCATCAAGTCGGCGTAGCTGCAAGGGCACTCGGCGTAGCAATACCACCCACCGCAGCAATTGCAGTTCTCTGCAACGCTGCCGTTCTTGACGATTAGCGAGCCGTTTTGTGTGGCAAGTGGCATTAGGTGCAGGCCGTGGTGGAGACCCACGCCAGGCCGCCGTTTGCAGCGTGCGTGAGGACTTGCTGTTTCGTGGCGTCGTAGTCCGTCATGCTGTGCCAGTCCCAGCCGACTAGCACCCACTCATTGGCAACATACGCGATAAGGCAAGCAGAGCCTGAGAGCGTGGCGATGTAGTTCTTCGCCGTGTATGTGGCACCAGATATGACAGCGTCCGTGACAGTTGTCGTTGAGCCCTTTGTCCACGTTCCAGTGAACGTCACGCGAATCACGCCAGCCTGCATGCGGATCAGAGCCCAATTGGAATCCTTCCACAGGACGTGAGCGCCTGACGCTTTGCCAAGGTCAGCAGCCTTGCATTGCACAACGCCACCGACAGCCACCCGCCCTACCTTGCCGCTCTCAATTGGCTCCACCGCCACGCACCAGGCCGTCGTGGTCGCGGATGGAGTGCCACCTGTCAGAACTGGCATCTCCTCAAAAGACGCCGTGGCACCGCCTGACGAGCTCGTTGGCGTTATCTGAACGCCAGTGATGGCGAGGACGCCCCAGCGGGCCACAGTAACGCTGGGCTGGCAGTAGCACCACGTATACGGCTTGAGGACTGTAGAGCCTTGGACGCCTTCTGTTCCCGCGTGAGCACCTAGCACCAGGTCAGCAGCGTCCTGTGCACGATTCCACGCTCGAGCCGAGATGGCACCTCGGATCGGCTGGCCAGGCTCTAGGCGTCCGTCTGCGCGTGGCATCAGCTCGTCCCTATGCCGAGAGCAGAAAAGTCAGATTCTCTGTAGACCTTGTTGACGTAGACGGCTTTTGGCTTCTTCAGAAGCACGTTGGAGTCAACGGCGTCCTCATACCGCACCCACAAATACTCATGTCCCTTTTTGGAGACGCCAGTGATGTCGCCTATTGTTTGTCCTGTCACGTTCTTTGAGGCGACAAACCGAAAAGCCAGAGACCATGGCCCGCGACCTTTTTGGTCGTCCCATTCCTGAGACCCGCTGCACCCGACAAACAATACCTCGCCTGCCTCAAAGCCACGAAAACCTGACGAGTTTGTCGTGCCAGTTACGCCAGCAACGCCGCGAATCCATGAACTTGTCACGTAGGCGTTTGGCACGTCGTATGTCTCCTGCCATTGCAGCTGCGGCACAACAACATCAACACCGTTGACATTGCTGGAATCAACGCCAATTGCCATTTTCTGATCTGGAGCGCTGGTTCCAAAGCGAGACTCTGCGTAAGCCTGAGTCATGTGCTGCGTGCCGCCCGTCGTGTCAAAAGACCTTGCACGCTTTAGCGGGTCAGTGCCGTCCTCGGCCCCTGACTTCTCATACTGGATCGTCACCTGCCAAGCATCATCTCCGAGATAGGAGACGGTGTATTGCTCGGCCATCAACTTCATTGACGACAAGCCGGGGTACTGCCAATACGTGAGCTCTGACAGAATCTTTGCGCTGACTGCGGTATGCAGTTCTGTGTCGTCTTGCGTGCCAAAGACCTTGTAGGACTTGGCATAGGACGAAGTCGCCTTCTTGCCCTTGCGGACAATCGTGGCCTGCCGTGAGTCGCCGTCCTCAATCCACGTAAGTGCCATTACGCTGCCACCTTTCCGCCGCCTTGCTCAACGAGCGTGTTGACTCCCTTTGCAGTTTCCTCTGCTGCTTTTGCAGTACGCTCGGCAAGCGACGAACCAAAGCCCATGCCGCCGAGATTGGCGGAAGAAAACGTGCCAGCCACTTCGGCCTTGCTGATTGCGGCGTCTGATCCAGCTGCACCAGCCCCGGCCTTAGCCGCCTTTTCGCTGGCAGATGCCGCCGCAGAACTGGTCAGTTCTGCCAATGCGGCCTCAGATGCCATAGTTGCGGCACGTCGCTCGCCTGCCCTTCTCTGATTCTCAGCCTGTCTTGCAGCTTTGTCGGCACCTGCTCCCTGCCGAACAGCATCGGCCCTCATCGCCCGGTCACCCTCGGCTTTGGCATTTTCAATCGCAGCCTGTGACGTGCGTGACGAAATGCCTGGACGCTGTTGCTGCCTCTGCTCTGCTCGAGCGGCGTTCTCGTCCTTGATGGCCTTGACCCTGACCTCAGTGTCCTTAGCTCCGGTGATGAATCCCTGCACACGAGTCCACGCGATCTGAATGGAAGCGACAAGATTGTCAAACGTCGCCATGACGCCGTTGGCAAGGTTGTCAAAGAAACCCATGATGAACGCACCCATCGTATTTAGCAGAGCCGCTGAGTCGGTGTAGATCTTGTCCCAAGCGATATAAATTCCAGAGCCGATGTCGGTGAACACGTCTTGAAAGGCTGCAACCCAAGGGTCAACGTAGCCCATCAAGGCCTCAGTGCCTCGTAGCCAGCCAGCAATCAGACCGGCCCACAGCACATCCATCGCCCCTGCCAAGTCACCGGCAGCAAGTGACTGATACATGGCGTCAAAAGTCTGCGTGGCTGTCTTTGACAAATCGTTGAATACGGTGATGCCATCACCAACAGCGACGTTCAATCCTTGTCCAATTGAGCTAGCTGCATCAGCAATCATCGGCGAGACAGATCCGAGCGCTGAGCTTATGGCGTCTTTGAACTTGTACAAAGCCACGACAGCAGCACCGATTCCTGCTGCAACAAGAAGCACGGGGCTCGCAAGAGCAGAGAACAGTCCAAATCCACTGAGAACCAAGCCGATGGCACCGCTGAGACCCTTGAGCGACAAACCGATGCCAGCTAACCCGCCTCCAATGACAACAAGAGCGCCGCCAACCTTCAGCGCTGTAGTAATCAGAGCTTGATTTTCGCTGATGAACTTTCCAGCTGCTGCTGCCACTAATCCAAACAACTGCGAAACTCTTGTCAGAGAAGGTGCGAGACTACTGCCTATCTGAATGAAAGCCATTTTCATTGCAGCAGACATGGAACCAATCGCGCTGCCAAGCGCGTCTGCTTTTGCTGCCGTCTCCGAATCCATGACTAGGCCAAGCCGTTTAGCTTCCGCAGCAAACGCCGCCATCCCAGCAGAACCTTGTTCAAGCATAGGAAGGATGTCGGTGCCAGCCTTGCCAAATATGTCCATGGCAATGGCGTCTCTATCACCAGGATCTCTGATTGCAATCAGACCGTCTGCAATCTTTCCGATTTGCTGGTCAGCAGACATCCCCGATAAGTCTTGGGCCGACAGCCCAACCATCGCCAAAGACTTAGCGGCTTCGTCGCTTCCATTGCTGGCGGCAAAAATGGCTTTTTGCATCTTCTTGACGGCACTCTCAACGCCAGCCATATCTGTGCCAGTCTGCTCTGCCGCAAACTGCAATACAGACAACGACTCCGCAGCGACGCCTGTCCGCTTGCTCATGTCGTCCAAAGCGCTGCCGACAGATGCAAACGCGGCAGCTGACGCAAAAATCGGCCCGACGATTGCGCTGCCAGCCGCAGAGACAGCAGTTCCTGCGAGAGCCATTGAACTGCCAAGCTGGCCTAGCTGCCTGTTGATCTTTGAGAACGCCGCGAAGAACTTGCGCGGATCGGCACCGATCTCAACAAATACGCCACCGGCTCTGACTGCTCCAGCACTCATACGTGTTTCTGCCAGTCTGTGCCAAAAAGGCGTTTCAGATCATCAGGCGTCGCCTGTCGAGGCTTCAGCTTTTTCGCGTAGGGATTCAGCTTTCTGGGATCTGACTTCGGAGTGCTCTTGTCGCGGTTGATGTTTGCTTGCTGGGCGAGGATGTTGGCTGTGTGCCACCAGTCGTGCTCTAGGCGGCTGTCGCGTGCGGCAAAGAGTTGTCGGCAAGTCCACTTGCCGGGATGGACTCCAAGGATTCCGGCAGCTTCCCAGATGGCATCCCAGATGCTGCGGCCAGGCTCTCCACAGTCGCGTTCTCCAGTCCCGCCTCCGCTCTGCCGAGCATCTCGCCCTGAACTTCGTCCATCTTGGACGCGAGAAGCCCGATCATCTTGCGGAGGCGCTGCGGGAAAAAATCGACAAGTTCCTGCTCGAGTGCCTTGGTGGCGGCATCCAGAGAATCACCACGCAGACCGTCAAGGAAATCTTCCTTGCTCAGAGACTTTGCCTCAACCTGCTTTGTCAGCAAGGCGTAGAGCACCTCGCCAATCTTTGCATACTGACTGCGAAGGACTTGAAGCGTCT